CAAAAATAGTGGCTTCTGCCTGAATACACGGTTCCCCTGGGTTCGCAACGATAGGATAACCATGAATCCACCTTATTGGATCTCCAATATCTGTGTAATCAAAAACCCAATTGGTATATCCCAAAGCGGTGATTTCTGTTTCCACATTCTGACTATTTATAGGTGGAACACCCGCGTCCTGTAAATCATGGTATGTTCTGCACCTTGAATATTGTGCGTTATTAAGGAAAAACACTCCCCCTCTTATATAATAATTATCTGATAAAACTGCCGGAGAACTCCCGATCCAATCCTCTAACTGCGCTCTTCTTGCAGGAGTAGTATGCCACCAACCATCAGGATTATCATAACCATAATCACTTATTCCAAAAAAACTACACGCCACCCCAAACAAATCAGGGAAAGCACATACCATTTTAAATACATTCCCGCCACCACCAGAGTATCCAATAATATTAATATTTGTTTCATCAATCCTATTACTATAGTTTTGTAAAGCATTTTGAATAGCGTCATAAATATCATACAATTCTCTTCCATTACAATCTTCATGTCCTTCTGATGTTGTTCTTCCCCGCATATCTACAACTAAACATACTACTGAATAATTTGTTATAAGTCTTTCTTTCCATGCCTGGACTACTGCTACCCTGGTATCCCCAAACCCATGCATTAAAACTATTAAAGGTCTTTTTGTTAATGCATCATCATAACTTATATCATATAATAAATTAATATTAACTAATGATGATTGATAAGATACTCCTATTATATTTTGTATTGCCATTATACTATAAACACTCCTGGCAACGGACGTATAATATCTTGCAGTCGTGCCCAATTAGCGTAGGTAAATGAATCCCAATCATCAGGTGAACGTTTTAGTTTTTGTTTAATCTCTTCTTTACTTCTGATATAAATAGTTTTATCGCCTTTAATCTCATATTTAATCGAGCCGGCATCTGATATTAGTTTCATATCCTGTATACCACCTATCTTATGATGCCGTATCTCATCTGCTGCTAACCAATTACTGAATGCCCTTAAGTTACCCAATGTAAAGTTTGTTCCGGTTAGTCTCTGTTCACAGGCATTACCACCTTTAAACTTTATTATATAGTGTCCTTTTTCTTCAAGCTCATCACAGACACCCGCTCCTAATCCTACTGCATCAATACAAACATCCTCTGCTGCTATTCGCTCTTCAATCATTATCTGTTCTGTTTTTCTTGTCACTTCTGGAATCTTTGTTTTAGGTATCTTAACAGTTTTGCTTGGAACTATATTACTGCCTTCCATTATTGTCCAGACTGATGGATCAGGACCATCGTGTCCAACATCAACTCCTAAAAATTTTCGCTTGACTATATTTTCTTTATTCGGTATAAATTCAAAGCAGGCTCTAATATCTTCCCATGATACTAATTGCATAATGGCATTAACGACATCCCAATTGTTTTTACAAAAGCGTAAATATAAATCTTCCGGTAATGTTTTTTTTAAATCTGTTTTGTACTCCTCAGTGATATATGGGTTCTTATCCATATCAGCTAACTGGAAATAATATTCTGGAGGTAACTCTTTACGTATATGTTTATCATACAAATCTTTAATCCAATTATCAGTTGGGTTGGTATCTATTAATGTAAATGCTGGAGGCATAGGATCAATTCTCCATTGTCCCCTACGCATTACTGACATATTAAACATTTCCTTTTGTAATTCATCCCCCTGATTTAAAAAGAATCCATTGACTTCTAATCCCCAAAAAGAAGTGAGCTCAGGATCATGTTCAAACTGTTCGGAAAGAAATAGTATCTGGGAGTTATTCGTAGCAGTGAAAATTAATTCTGATTTGTTAAAGTCAGCAATAAAATTGGAAGGGCAACAATACTTAAAGAATGTAGGTAAGGTTGTTTTTAATAACTTCGGTCTGTTCTCTCTGACAACTGCCCATCTCGATCCTGGGAATACTTTACACATGATAATAAGAATGGCGAGACAAACAATTGTCTTCCCACTGCGTATATCACCACCGAATATATAGTTCTTATGTTTTGCTTCTAATACAGTTCTGGCAAAAGTTTCCTGATCAGGAAAGTTTTCGTAGAATTTAACTGAAGTCAATTTCCTGTCCTCCTATCACCATTTTCTGGGGTAAACCTTTATGATCATTAATGAGGGTAGTCTGCTCTATAAATCCACGTCTCTTGCCTTTACATTTAAGATGAAAGAATATTGAAGCTTCTTTTCCTTCTGCAACATTTTGATATAATTTACTTTCGGTAATATCTAAAACAATATCTTGTACATCCTCAACTTTTTGTTTAAACTCCTCATCATGTTTTAGGTATTCATAAAAGGTTCTCCTGGAAATTCCCGTTTCCTCACATGCTGCTGTTACAATACCAAGTGATTTTTTTAGAGCTGCAAGAACGCGTAGTTTACTTTGGGTCATTCGTAATTGTTCCTTATACTCCTTCTCTTTCTTGGTTAATTTTGATGGAGGTTTTTTTAATTGTAAACTTCTGTTATTATTCATAATACTTATTAATTTACTACTATATTATACTAAAGTAAATATAAAAAAAAACAAGATACCTTAATACCTTGTTTTTAAATAACTTATAGCTTTCTAAATCTTTACGAAATAAGAGAGAAGTCCTCTTTAGTTATCGCATACAGCTACATTCCCAAACTCTATTATCATAAATTACTTTTATTGATTTTTTCATTTCAGTCCCCTTCCATATAATTTTCACAGTGAATAATATTATCCATTCCCCTACTGTCACCGAAAGAAACATCACTTTCAATTTCTGGAAAACACTCGGGGAATGTATGAGCCTTTTCGCATGTATCACATAGATTCGTTTTTGGATTATCGCTCTTCATTTTAGTATTCCTCTCTGTTAAGTAATTGTTTTTCACTCTTCATTGCAATATAACATTGCTCATGGCAAATTTTATCGGTACATTTAGGATGATGAACATACCGCTTCGCATCTATCAGTTCCCTCGCTTTCTCTTTACATTTGAAATAAATTTCTTTTGCACCATTAATCTTCCCACGGCTCCAATAAGCATAAAACGATTTAAAAGTCCGACAATCATTTAAAAAACAATCTTTGCACTTTTTTAAATAGTAATTACAAAGCGGGCACCAATTATAAATAAAACAGACATACTTCCAATACTTTGATCGTTGTTTCTTTTTATATTTATGCTTCCAAATATCTAACCACAATAGCATTGTCAATACTACGTGGTCCAGTTCTGTAATCGGTTGTTTATAATTGATCTTAAGTTTCACTGTTTATCTCCTCTCATCTGTAATTGATTCACAAGTAATATCTCCTTTACAAAGGTAAATGACAAATCCTTCTATTCTAAAAAACGGACAGTCATCTGCACAGTAAATCGATATAGTCCTATTCTCTCCACCTAATCCACTGAACCGACACGTCTGCCGTTTGAATTTCCCTTTACGTGTCAACCATAAATTACCCGCTTCACATATTTTGGCTTTCACTTAATATACTCCTTTTATCAATAGGTTTAATATAATGAATAAAATCAGCAGGATGTTTACAGGCTCGAATACTTTCATAGGAATCTCTTGTCATCCTGACATGACGCCCGTATAAATACCCTGCTGATATTAATACCAATATAATCAGAATGATAATAGTAAAACAGATTATAGTATTAATGAGCATTACGCTCCCACGTTCTCGTACTATCTTCATTTACTTTTAGATAATAGTTTATCTTACCTGTAAGTGCATCAATCTGCCCTTGTCTATAATACATATTACTTGTATTAGTAAACCAAAACAACATCATTAAAATTACAATTCCAGCAATAAAACTTACAATACAGCTACTCACTAATTTTTCTGTGTTTATCATTATCCCTTTTCCTTCCTAATAAATATTATCCAAGTCCACCTCTCTTATAAAATTTTCAGCATGGGAATTAGCATCAAGATGTTGGTCATATAAAAAGTCAATATGCTTCTTAATAATTTCCTTTAACTCTTTTTTAGTCTTTGCTTTTTCTATTTCATCAGTTGTAACTATATCCTGTCCATAAAAATCTGTCCATTTTAATATCTTCTTTTTTAATACTTCAAGTTTCACAATTCTTTTTCCTTCCTGATAAAATCCTTTTCCCATTCATCTTTCTGAATCCAATCTTCATCCACAAAATCATAACTTGTCATAGTCGCTATTACTTTCTGACCTGTAGTTTTATTAATAGCCTTAATATAAATATGATTATCTTTTGTAAACTCAATAAAAACAGGAGTATCACCGCTGGAATCAGGGCACATTTTATTAATAGTATTTAACAGGCTTAACAATCTTTTCATATTTAATATGACACGCACCCCACTCATCTTTCTCATGACTCTTTTCAAAATCTCTTTATACTTAATATACCCGTGCCTGTATAAATTCCCTGTGATCTTTCTTGTTTTTTTACCGTCCTTTACATTGAAGATACCCTTTACCCCACTAACACCAAAATCGCAATGTTCTAATAAACCTTTGAATATTTTATCTAATGGAATATTTTTAATCACATCCTTAACAGTTTCCGCAGGTACAATGCCATCACCGCATATAGTCTCCTCTAATATAACGTTGTTCTTAACGTCCTTAGAAACAGGGGATACCGCTATGATACATAACCCATTAGCACCTACCGTTGTGCCGTCCTTACGGACTAATACGTTGTTTAAAGCAGGTATCTTATTATCATCCTTTGTAATCTCCACCACTAATAAATTCATTTTACTTAAGATTGGCATTTAAACCTCCTGCTAAATTCTTTATAACGATTCGCTTGAATTTCCACCTCTGGAAAATCCTTTACGTGTTTATAAAATAAAGCGAGCTTTCCCTTCTCTTCATGTATGACCGTTTCTTTATCTATTCGGTTCTGCTCTGTGAGTAACCACTCCTTTTCACTCTCCGGCAACCAACTTGTTATTTGACAATTGCTTTTTCGTTTGGCCATACTTTACCTCATTATATTTCCATGTTTAGTTACAGGTTCAACCGAATATCCATTTCCACGCAGCCATTCAATTCCATTTACAAAACCTTCACGATCTTTCTTAAAGGTAAACCGTATTTTATTCTTTTGAGTTTGTAAAGGAAAACCGGCAGGATGCCGATCAAATCCTTCATTAATAATACATTCCATCACAGACCGAAAACGAAAGTTGCCTCCTATCGTTATTAACCGTTTATCATCATCATACCTTAAGGCAAGCACGGTCTGTTCAATAGTAATTAGATACTTCTCAATACTCATAATACCTCCATTCTTATTAGTAAATTAAAAAACGCCCTTTTTATATACAAAAACACCATTTAGCTTTGATAACCTATTGATTTTAAATAATTTAATTTGATTTCGTTATAAAAGTGTTATACTCTACAAAGGTATAGTCTTACTTTTTTTCTTTCTTATCTTATAATATAAAAAAAATTATAGGATACTGCTTATACAGGTGTAGAATATAACGTTTTTATAACAAAATAAAATTAACTCTTTTAAAATTAATAACTTAACTATATAAAAAAAATGTAAACCTTTGGTAGGAAAGGCTTTCAGCTCGATGACTACCTTCAAAGTCTTGCCTATTAAGCGTTTGAGAGTATATCATTACTACTTATCCTGTACTTTTTTTTTAATAATTTTGAATTTCATTCCGTAATTATCTACTTTCGGAAGCTGATCTATATTAATATCCTTCCTCTTAATTAACTTATTTTTCTTAAATTTAGAGTAATCTACAGTATGATGCCATCGACTAAATTTCCAAACCAAACGAGTGACATCAGGATGCATATGAACTAATATCTTTGATTTTGGAAGGGTGCCTTCATCTTTATAAAACTCTCCGGTGCACCCACCCTGAACAGTTTGCGTTGGAGATTTAAGTTGTAAAAAAGCATTAAATTGTATAGTACATAAACCATCTTTTAATATGCGTAATGACAAATCAGTATCCTCATTATACCTACCTCTCCAACGATAGTGAATATCATTCTGTATTAAATTACAAGAGTATATACGAGTATTCACTACAAATGGTGGCATTATAGTTTTCCGTGATACAAACATAAAATAATTCGGTCCAGCTATAACTACATTAATATATCTATCCACAAAATCCTCCATACATCGTAAGATTGTCCCGTCTGCTACAGGGGTAAATCTATTATTATTAAACCTAAAGAACGTATGAATATTATCATCCATAACCCAATGCCTTTTATATCCTTGATCTATAGAATGTTCCCATGCAAAATTACGCGCTGCTCCTGGCCCTTTACTTTTGGTATTCCCTAAATTATCAAACGTATCATATTCATCCTGATACTTACGATCTAATACTAATACTTTATCTTTATTAATAACAGAGCAATACTGCTTATACTCCTGCTCTTCCACTACTATAAAGTAAGGCACTCCCATTGATTCTAAAGATTTACTTGTCAAACGACTATCCCATCTGCCTTTAGATACTATATAGATTGGGTACTTAAGTTTTATCTTCATGTTCATACCTCCACTTACCTCCAAGTATAAAACCTTTTTTATGTTTTTTACTCCATCGATTAAAACAAGTATAGCATAATGCTTTTTGTTTTGCATTAATTTTTTTTCCACAACCACAACATTGTTTTCCACTTATTAATGCTTTACATTTACCAGTAGTTTTTCGATCTCGCATCCAACTACCTGCTCTGGTCCACCCACAATCCCATTTCGGATTAATGATAGTTTTAAATCCTTTTTCTTGTATAGCTCTAATAATATCTTCTGCTTTTTTTATCCAATCCATTTTAGGTATTGGGTGAAAATCTATTATAATAGCACGGATATTATCAGGAATATTTTCAATAGGAAGATTATATTCACCACCTTCAATATCTATCTTAATAATTGAAGCTCCTTTTATTGCATCTGTATAATGAACAGCAGGTACAGTCAATACAAATTTTTTTTGATTAGATAATACAGTACTATTTGTAACACCAATTCCTTTTGAGATATATAAATCAATAGTTGGTTTATATGTACCAACAACTGCAATATTTTTAATGTCTAAATTAGGTAAAGATGTTAAAGAAAGTATTTTAAAAGTTTCCGGTGTTGGTTCATATGCAATTACCTTTTTAACAGGGTATCTGGCACACGTTATTGCATTTGTTCCAACATATGCCCCAATGTCAATAACTATATCTGAATACCTTAAAGGAATTGACCGACATTCTCTCATCGATGGTATATGTGGCGTACGTATTCCATCATAAATTACATTATGTCCTCCAGGTACTCCACCGCCATTAATTAATTTACTTCTCATTTGTATACCTCTTATCATAGATAGTTGCTATTTCCGCCTTTGGGTACCAAAGAAAACGTGTTGCTATTGTAATTGTTTGTTTGATTAATAAAGCAAAATGATCCATATCTTTTTGATTTGCAAAGTGAACTATAATAGATTTAAAAGCGGATAAATCTTCATGCGCATACTCAGGCATTCCTTGCCATTCTTTCATAATATCTAACGGATCACCAGACTGAGCTTTTACCATCGAGATTAAACTAAATAATTCTTTTTGATTAAATCCAAGTTTATCAGTAGAAAACTCTTCAACTTCCATTAGCTTGACAAGAGCTTCATCATCCCATACACTGAACTCCGAAGCTTTATTATCAGAGATACCATATGCCTTTGCTGCAGCCTCACTGGCAAAGTTACGGAGAATAGCAGGTATCTCTTTCATCCCCAGAATACGAGCTGCCTTAAGCGCTGTATTGCCGGCATAGGTCGTCATGTTTTTCTCCCACACTATAATAGGTTTATTAAAACCATGTACCTTAATCAGCTCTGCAAGCTTCGGAGCAGCCTCGTCATTCTTTCTTGGGTTATCCTTCCAGAAGTGTATTGTATTAATAGGAATACAATATTGTTCCAGCTCTTCAGGGATATAGTTTTTTACCTTTACCTTAACCTTAATCATAATTACTCCTTCCCCCAGAAATTAGGTTTATCATTCCAGAGTTTTGTTTTGAATTGTTTATATCCATTTATTATTAAAATTTCTTTAAATTTCTTTGACATATTTTTATGATTTAAAAAATGACCGACTGATCTTGTATTAAAAGAATTTGCCATATAAAAAAATTTAGGGGAGAATCTTTGTATAATATCTTGAAGATGTTTATCTGGGAATTGGATATGTTCAAAGTATTCCGAAGCAAATATTAAATCAATATCTTTATTAATTTTATTTATATCAGAAATAATTTTAAATTTATATTTTTTACTCATTAATTTACAGAAAGAATACTGCTTTGTATCTTTTAGATTTGTTCCATATACTTCAGCATGTTTAAAAAGCTCTGTCAAAGCAGCAGTTGTATATCCTATACCACAACCTAAATCTATAACAGATTTAATATTCTTTAATTTAGACCATATTAAATTTTTATTTAGTATTGCTTTAATATATTGACGACTATATACAATCCAACAAGTCCAGAGACCTATAAAATAATAAGTACCATTATATATAGAATAATCTATTTGATTATCCTGTAAGGCATTATACCATTTATCTTCTAAATTTTGTACATATAAAGGTTTCTTATACTTATTTTTATTACCTCTATAATAAGATATTAAATTTATTATTATATTTTTTGCTTTTTCAATATCAATATTATATAATGTCTTATACAGAACTAAAAATTCATTTAAAGAATCTTTAGGTTTTTGAGCAATAAGCATTTTCCTTACTCCTTTACTTTAAGTATAATTGAACTACTTCCATTCTGTTTAACTTCCAGTTTCTTGTCACTATCGCAATAGATATTAATAGTATTATACGAATGATACATATGTAACATCTCTTCAATTGCTTGTGATACCATAAGACCTCTATCTAATTCTTGAATATTTTTCCATCTTTCCAGTATGTTTTTTCTTAATTTTGTTACATTCATTTTTTCTCCTCCTTTTCAAACGCCCTAAAAGTTCCTTCAATATATTCTTTACCTGTTTTTTTATAATCCGCACTTTTGTTTGTCATGGCAAACTCCTATAATAAATTTTAGAGCGAAATTGCAACCAACGTGCGCCGCACCCGCCTGCTGTGCGGTACGCTTTCATATTTCTAAACCGTATTGCAGGCTGCGGCTGTTAGTTGCTGTATGGCAAATTCCCATAGTGTTCTGCGCGGGGCTTCTTAGCGCATGGATGCGCTCTTCGGCTATCCGGCAGTATTTCTCTTCCTTTTCAATTCCAATGTAATTTCTTCCGGTGTTAATACAAGCGATTGCCGTTGTTCCTGAACCGATACAATTATCAAGAACTGTATCGCCCTCGTTTGTGTATGTACGAATAAGGTACTCGAAAAGAGCAACTGGTTTTTGCGTTGGGTGTAATCCGTTATCTTTTCCCCTTCCGTTTCCTCTCGATACTTCGAGTATGCTATCTGGATTTTTCAAATTATCAGACCTATTTTCTTTTTGTTTTTTTTCTCTTATTTTACCATAAATATTTTTTTCAACAAGACCTTTGCTTTTTGTATAGTTTAATGGGTTTCCCATGGAATGAGAACCAAACGACCTTACCTTATAAATTTTATTATAAATAGGCTGTGCTTTATAAAAAACAGATATAATCTCATGCCTTTTCATCGGCATTTTATTAGCATTTAGAAAACCAGAAGGAGAAACTTTGTCCCATATAAAATCATATTTATACATCTTTGTATTGCTTAATCTTAAACCACTTGAAAACGGTTCACTTCCAAACAAAACTATTGCCCCATTATTTTTAATAATTCTTTTATAGTTCTTCCACATATTATCAAAGGGAATAACTATATCCCAAGCACAATTAGTTGTTCCATACGGCAAATCACAAAGAACCATATCCACGCTCTTGTCCGGTATGCACTGCATGACATCGAGACAATCTCCACATGTGATTGTATTTATCTTCGGCGCACGATGCGCCGTGTCTTGCCCCGCGCCTAATATTGTCTGGTTTTCATTTGC